CCTTCGGTTGCCGAATAATTTCATAGCACGCATTTCGTGTGCTATAATGCACAACATAGCTGTCGCTCGGCGTTGAAGAGTGGAATTATATGAACAACGAAGTCACAACGGGAAACGCTGAACCCGAAAACTCTACAGCGGAAAAGACAAATATAACAGCGGAAGATTTTGCGATCCAACGCTTAGGGCAGCCAACCCCTGAACCAGAGGAGCAAGAAGCTCCTGAAGTTGAGGAAGAGGTAGCCGACGAAATTGCTACTGAAGAAGTAGAAGACACTGAGGAATCAGACGAGAGTACTGAAGACGAAGAGTCCGAAGCTGAATCAGACGAGCAAGTTCTTTCTCAGATTGATTTAGATGATATGTCCGAAGAGGAACTGCGGGAACTAGCTGACAAGCTAGGCAGCCGTGCAGTAGCCCGCTTTGGAGAACTCACAGCTAAACGTAAGGCAGCAGAAGAAAAGCTACAACAAATTGAAGCTAAAATTTCTGCCGAGCAAAGCAATCCACTGCAACCCAAACAAGAAGTTAAGAACAATCCGTTCGACAGCGTAGACACCCTTGAGGATCTACAAGCTAAGGCAACGGATGCTAGTAACGTTATTGAATGGGCAGAGGACATTATGTTCAATGCAGATGGATATGAAGCTGATGATGTAGTCACAGAAGTCGAAGGCAAGGAGATGACTAAGGCCGATGTCCGCAATGCTTTATTGCAGGCACGTAAAGCCCGTGACAAATTCCTTCCTGCTCGCCTGGAGGAAATCCAAAAGATTGAACAAAGCAAACAAATGCAGGAGCACCTCAGTGCTCAGGCTGAAGCTGAGTTACCTTGGATGACAGGTGAAGACAACGATACACGGCGTGAATACCAGGCCATTATGAGCGACCCCAGGGTCGAAACATTAATGACTAGCCTTCCCGCTGACGTTAAGGCTCAGATGCCATATCTACTAGCGCACGCAGCTAACAGTATCTACGGGCGAAAAGAAGTAAAAAGCACCAAGTCTAAAGTACGACTTAACGCTTCCAATACTTCTACCCCTAGTGCAGCAGGCTCAGAAAAGCCTGCAAGTCGTGCAAGTAAATCAATCAAGAACTTGAATACTCAGTTTAAGCAATCAGGGAACAAAAGTGACTTTATTACTCTCAGAACACTTCAACTACAAAATAGATAATCTAATTAAATCATAAAATATTATGGCATTCTCAAATACATTCGACGCCACTAATCCTGGTTCCGCTGTTTCTAATCGTGAAGACCTCACAGATGTACTTACCATCTTGGCTCCCGAAGAAACTCCTGTCCTTTCATCTGCTTCTAAACAGAAGTCAAGTGCTACATTCACTGAGTGGACTGTAGACGTACTTTCTGCTCCTAGCACTGCAGGTGTAGACGAAGGTGCAGACGTATCTTCTTTCACTGACCAGTTCGCTGGCCGTGCTCGCCTTGGTAACTACGTCCAAAAGTTCCGCCGCAACTTCAAGGTTTCTGACCTTCAAGAAGCTGTTGACAGCGTAGGCCCAGCTAAGGTTGCACAAGCTGAAGCAAAAGCTATCCGTGAACTCAAGCGTGACATCGAAGCTACACTGATCGGTACACAAGACCGCAGCGTAGAAGACGGTGCTGGTACACCTTATGGCCTTCGTGGTCTTGGTGACTGGATCGACTCTGCTGGTCCTGCTGACGTTCCTGCTAACTTCCGCACTCCTGCTGCTTCGATCTATGACATCAGCACACAAGGTGCCTTCGGTGAAGAAGCTCTTAACGATATGATCTCTTCGATCTACCGCAAGACTGGCAGCTCCAACAACCTTATGCTTGTTGCTGACACTGGCCTTCGTCGCACTATTGCTGACTTCGCTCGTGTATCTGCTGGAGCTACTGAAAACATCCGTAGCGTCAACTACGACGGTAACAAGGCTGAGATCAAACTCTCTGTCGAGCTTTACCAAAGTGACCACGGCATCGTGTCCATCGTCAATATGAACCCAGACACTGCTCCTGCAACTATTGCTGGCGGTACTGACTTCAATGACGGCTACCTCATCAACCCTGAGTACTACGGCGTGCACGAACTGATCCCTATGGGTTCAACTCGTCTGCCTAACGAAGGTGGAGGCGAGCGTGGATTCTGCGATTGCACATTGACCCTCGGTGTATACCACCCGCAGGCTCACGGTAAGATCACTCAGTAATCCTTGCTGAAATTTCGGGGAGCCAGATTTATATTGTCTGGCTCCCTTTTTACCTTTAATTTTAAACAATGGAAATAATCACAAAAGCTCCTACTTATTCTGACGAAGAGGTCAACAAGGCCTTTATGGATGAAATCAAAAACGGATTTGCACTTGAGAAACGGACCGAAGTTAATCGTGTAAACCAGGCTCGTAAAGAAGCTACAGAACAACGAGGAAAGGTGCACCCAGTACTAGGTCGTTGCGTAGCAACTATCCCGCACCGTGAGTACTTCCGACTCATAAAAAAGTACGGACAAGAGACAGTGCACTCCAAAGAGTTCCTGGCTTATTTCCAAAAGAATTTCTCAGACCTTACACCCAACAAACTATAATAAATTATGGCCAACTATCCTACCATTACATATCAAAACTTAGAAGAACGCTTTAAGTCCATTGCTGGACTGGGTTCAATAGAAACAACTGACGCAGCATTTTTGCGTCAAGCAGTTAATCGCCGTATTCGCACAGCGTTTGAACGCTACCCTTGGCCTGACTTTACTGTAATTGGAGAAGCCATTGCAATGGCAACAGGAGACGACAATACAATTCAAACATATGGAACTGGAAAAGATCTAGCCAATGATTCCAATGTAGTGTTTCGGATTCACAAAACTGATCCAACAGATACACGTTATCCAGAAGAATACACATATGTTTCACTTTTAAATTCTGGGGGTTTCCCTTCAGTAAAGATTATTAGCCCGACAGTTCTTGACGGTGTTAATGTATACGCAACCTATCGTAAAGATCTTGAAGCAGTTATTGCTGACGGTGGCACTTATACATCGGGTAGCTACGGCGACGAAGCCAATGATAATCCAAACATCCCATATCAGTTCTTTGAGTACTGCGCTTTTGGTGCTTACGCAGATTTCCTACGTGGTGATGGACAGACTGACAAAGCTCAAGTAGAGGATCAAAATTCTGAAATAATTCTTGTTTCTGAAATTGACAAGGTACGTAACCAAAGCCGTCAGTTTCGTCACGATGTATTGCAGTATCGTCCAAGAACCCAGTTCGCTCGTCACAACGTACAAGCGGGCGGAACACCGTTAAACAAACCAGAAACACTACTGAACAATAACGTACAGTAATGCCATCTAACGCTACATTTCTTGAGGTTAAAAATGCTTTTCAGTCCATTGCTGGGCTGGAAAGCTTAACCGCTGCTGACGAGTTCTTTTTAACGAGTTCTTTGAATCGTGCGGTCTACCGTGCCTACAATGAATCAGATAGCTGGCCACGTTATTTAGTGGTGGGTGAGTCCAGATTGATTATAACAGACCCAGCAGCAACAGTTCCATACGCAGAAGCATCCAAAGAAACTATTGGTGAGTTCTTACGTGTGCATAAAACTAAGCCGTTCCTGAGTAATTCTGCTTTAGAATTTGAGTTCTATGTGGATTCCGTTGGAGCACATATACTTAACTTAACTACATCGGATAGCACTTCAGTATTTGTAACTTACAAAAAAGAACTACAAGCTAACTTTACCCCAGATAGTACAGATATTCCAGCAGAGTTCGTTGATTATATTATCTATACTGCACTTACTGATTTTTATACTGGAGATGGTCAAACTGAAAAAGCAGCAGTAGCTGCTTCTCAAGCTAAAATGATGCTTGATATAGAACTACTTCGTTTAGATAAAAAATCAAACAACAATACAATTAACAAAAAGTTTTCAACTTACGTAAACCGTCAATCCAGGTAGCAAGTATGCTATAATATCACTATGAGTTCATCCAGAAACAATACCCTAGAATTTTCCTCAGTTGGATCCGAAGTACTTGACGCAGGTGACTCCGTTACAGGCAAACGCTACGGAGCCATCCAGGTTATCACTGACGCTAACTTTGGTACCCTTAGTGCTGACAATGTTGACCAGTCCTCTGCTGTACTTACAGGAGTAGGCATTGGAGCAGGGACCATCCTTTATGGTCAGTTCAATGCAGTAGCTGTAACAAGCGGTCTAGTAATCTGCCACAAGTACTAGTATGTTCCTAAGCCAAAAGGGTTCTCTTGGTCGTAACCCTATGATCAATAGGGTGGGTCAACGGCTCCTTCAGTTATTTGAAGGGGCTTCAGCTGCGTATAGCCTACGCAACCTAGCAAGTAATATTGCTTCTGTCGTCCGAGTACGACGTGCAAGCGATAATTCCGAGAAGGACTTTTCGGCTGCTGACATATCGAGTGGTGCAATGACGGGCTGGGTGAACTCCCAGATTGTTCCACCTTTGGACATCGGCATTGAGACCGAAGATGGGCGCATACCAGTTCCAGAGGGAGGGACTAGCATTGGAACCCCTGCTGCTGCGTATAGCCTTCGTAGCTTAGGAACTAACCAGTGGGAATACGCTGGCGACACTGTTACTTACACTTCGGACTTCAGTGCTGGGGTTGATGGGTGGTCTCCTGACTCAGGCAGTTCTGCTACTACAACGCCAGACCCAGTAGGCACACTGGACGTAGTTAAATACACAGTTGACACAGAAACGTCTGCAAAATGGTTATTTAAAAATGCATTAAATATAGGGCAACAATATTCAGTGCAAGCTGAAGTCTATGTCCCTTCATCAAATGTGGATCTTGATAGCATCGTCCTAATGGATGGGTCTGGAAATATGGCTACATCTTACCTTGGAATCCAAAGGGACGAATGGGTTACAGTATCAACTGTTGGCACTGCAACATTGATCTATATAAGTATCCGTGGTGCTTCTGGCACGACAGCAAGCGCATACAACGGCTTCCAAGGCAACGGCACTGACGTATTCTACGTCCGCAACGTAGTAATTTCAGAGACCCTAGGTGACTCCAACTACCTACCTGCTGGTAAGTATGTGACTCAGGTTCGCCGTAGCTCGGACGATGCTGTCAAATCCTTTACGGCTGCTGAGGTTAGTGATGGGACGCTTGAGGCTTGGGTAAATACGGATGTTGATAAACTAGACTTACAGGCAGAATCTGGAGGTCTCGCTGGCAATGTCAGTAACGAGACAGCAACAAGCTTTGATTTCTCGGTAAACAATGAAGGTTCTACGGGTTTTAAGAGCCTCGCAGCACCAGCTGACGCAGGCACTTATGTTGCAACCTTTGATGTTGTATTAACTTCTGGCAGTCTTTCTGGTATAACTCTGGCTAGCGCACTCCCGTTTGCGCAAACATCGTTAGTTCTTGGTTCTAATTCCGTAACTTTAAATCCAGACGAAACATCGGGCATCTACTTCCGCACAGCAGGAACAGCAGTTGCCGATGTATCAATCACAAACATCACGCTGACCCAGACCTCAGCAGACGGACACGTCAAGACTTGGTACGACCAATCAGGCAACGGAAACCACGCAACTCAGACGGATGCAGCAAAGCAGCCTAAGATTATTTCTGGTGGTGTGTTGGTTACTCGTAACGGTGATGCCGCTATTAAATCCACCTCGAATGATGGGATGACATTCACCCTTGATTCTTTGTCAGCAGATGGGCAACAGTCAGTTTTCGGAGTTCTTGAGAATGATGTTACCTCGCAAGATAGCTATGTTCCAGTGTTTCTAGCAGCAAGCACAAGCACAGCCGTAGGGGGAGTGAATCGCAGACCTTATTGGTTTATAGCCCCAACTGGATATCTAGGTCTTACGGTTGACTCGTATAGTGGATACAATAACACTAGCAGAGAGAGACACCTTTACTCTCACGTAATGAACGACACCGCTAGTGGAACTTCTACTGTTTACCAAGACGGAACTCAAGTGGACACTAGGTCAATCACGTTGGATGCAAATGCAACTTTTAATGGAGGTCAAGTGCTTGGAGTAAGTACAAACGCCACAGGTGCTTTGTATATGTCCGAAGTAATCTATTACACCTCCGACCAATCCGACAACCGCACAGCGATTGAGGCGAACATTGGGGAAACCTACGGCATCACTGGAATCCCTGCTTATGATAATACAGTGGACGGCTTTGTCGAAACATGGTATGACCAGAGTGGGAATGGCAATCATGCTACGCAGAGTGTTATTGCTAATCAGCCGAAGATTGTTGATGCTGGTGTGCTGGTTAAAAGAACTATTAATGGAGTGTCTTCACCCTCGGTTAAATTCACAGCTGGCAACGTAATGACTCACGGACTG